CGGCACCCTGCGCCTGCGGTTCCGCCACAAAGGCCGCAAGGCCTTCAAGGCGTGGCTGGCCTCGGCCAGCGGCCGCGACGACCCCGACTATCTGCTCGAGGTTGTGGCCGGTTGGGAGGGCGTGGCAGACGAAGACGGCCAGCCGCTGGAGTTCTCCCGCGATGCGTTCGCTCAGCTGCTCGACGTCTTCCCCGCCGCAGGCCTCGACATCTTCCAGGCCTACGGCCGGGCGCTGCACGAGTCCCGAACGGGAAACTGAAGCGGCTCGCCCGGGCGGCGATGGAGGGCGGGCCGGACGTTGCATCGATTCGCCGAGACCTGCAGGCCGCGGGCATCGACCCGGCCAGCTACCCGGACCCCGAGCCGGTCGAGTACCTGGCCGACAACCAGCCGGCGCTCGACACATTCCTCGCCATGCGCACGCAGTGGGTGATGGGCCCGGGTGGTGCTGTGGGCCTGCGCTACGAGGCGCTGCCGCTCGTGTGGGAACGCCTGCGCATCACGGGCCGGAGGGAGCGCGACCGCACGTTCAGCGACCTGCAGGTGATGGAAGCCGAGGCGCTCGACTGGATGGGCGAGCGGAGGGCGCAGCGCCATGACTGAAGAAGTCCGGTTCATCCTGTCGGCCGACGACACGAAGTCGTCTGCGGCGCTCAAGCGCACCGAGGACCACCTCAAGCGCGTGGGCACGGCCACGGGGTACACCAAGCAGCAGATGCAGCAGCTGTCGTTCCAGATGACCGACATCGTGTCGGGTCTGGCGACGGGGCAGTCGCCGTTCATGATCCTCATGCAGCAGGGCGGCCAGTTGCGTGACACGTTCGGCGGGCTGGGTGGTGCGGTGCGGGCTGTGGCCTCGGTCTTCACGCTCGGGCGGGTGGCGGCCCTGGGCCTGGCCGGGGGCGTGGCAACAGTCGCCACGGCGGCCGTTCAAGGCTGGCAGGAGTCCAACCGCCTGCGCGACGCGATCGCGCTGACCGGGAATGCCGCAGGACTCACTGCCGGACGATTCAACACCCTGGCGGAGACGATCGCAGCCACTTCAACCGCCACCATTGGCGAGGCGCGTGAGATGACGCTCGCGCTGGCTGAGACGGGTCGAGTCGGGGCGCCGGCGCTGGACGCCGCCGCGCGTGCTGCGGTGGCCATGCAGAAGGCCACTGGCGCCAGTGTGGACGTCATCGTCAAGGACTTTGCCCGCGCACAGGCTGGTGTGGCCAAGTGGGCGCAGGAGGCGAACGAGCGTTACCACTTCCTGACCGTCGAGCAATACAAGCTGATTGCGGCGATGGAGAAGCAGGGGAAGACGAACGAGGCCATGGCCATCACGTTCGACGCGCTGGCTCGCCCGTTCAAAGCCCACGAGGAGAACCTCGGGTCGTTGGAGCGCATGTGGCGCTCGCTCACGCAGAAGGTGTCCGAGTACAAGGATGCCCTGCTTAGCATCGGCCGCACGAAGACGCTGCAGGAGGAGCTGGCCGAGGTTGAGAAGGGCATCGCCAACCTGCAGCAGCCCCAGCGAAACGGCACGATCAGGCCCGGGCGTGACCAGGCGCTCGCCAACGCAATGGCACGCCGCGACGCGCTTGTCGAATCGATCCGGCTGCAGGGTCGCGCGGCTGACAGTGCCTCAACGCGTGCGGCGCAGGAGCAAGCCGCCATCGCCGCGGCTGCACGCACCCCGACCAGCCCGCGAGGCTTTCGCACCGCCGACCCAAACATCGGCCCGCCCACATTCGACGAGCAGTTCCCCTTCCCGGACATTGCGGAGATCCTGCGCAGCCAGCGCGACAACGCCAGCGGCAACCAGGCGTTTCGGCGCCTGGAGATCGGGGGCTACGACGAGACCGACACGGGCCTGCGCCGCATGGCAGAGCAGGCGGCCGAGGACGCGCGCTACATGACCCAGCTGCTCAAGCCCGAGTGGCAGAAGTTGGCCGAGAACTGGGAGAACACCACCATCGCGATGCAGGAGGCCGGCAACCGCTTCAGCGACGGCTTCGTCGATGCCGGCCGCGACGCCTTCCAGGAGTTCATGCGCACGGGCAAGCTCAGCGCTGACGGGTTCAAGAACCTGTTCATTCAGACGCTGACCGAGCTGATCTACGACCGCATCCTGGCCAAGCAGATGGGCCAGCTGGGCGAGATGTTGTGGAGCTATGTCTCCACCGGTGCCACTGGTGGCGGGTGGGGGTTCGGCGCCAGCGCATCGCCGGATGTCGGCCCTCCGAAAGAAGCGGCCGGCACGAAGCTGGCCACCGGCACGAACTACGTGCCCTATGACGGCTTCCGCGCGGTGCTGCACCGCGGCGAGGCCGTGGTGCCCGCTCGCTACAACCCCGCCGCCGGTGGGATGGGCGGCGCGTCGGTGGTGATCTATCAGACGAACCACATCGGCCAGGGCGTGCAGTCCGGCCAGGTCGTGGCCGCGATGCGCATGGCCAAAGACGAAGCCGTCGGCGAGATCACGCGCCGCATGGACCGCGGCAACCGCTTCTTCAGCAGGTAAGGCCGTGTCCACCTTCTCCTGGCCAACCAACGACATCGCGTTCAGCCTCGCCGGCGCGGTGTGGCAGCCGCGCACCTACTCCAACGAGAGCGACAGCCCGCTGAACGGCGACGTGCAGACCAGCGCCAGGGTGGGCAGCCGCTGGGGCTGGCGGTTGAACTTCTTCGACCAGACTTTCGCCGAGCGCCGCCGCCTCATCGCCTTCCTGGAGCGCCTGAACGGCCGTGAGCACCGCATTTCGCTCATCGATCCGGTGACGCCGACGCCGCAGGGAACCATCGCGCTGTCCGGCGTGACGATGAACGTCACCGCTCCGCAGTTCGGCACCCAGGTGCAGCTCGCCAACTGCGGCGCGGGCGCCACCATCAAGCGCGGTGACTGGTTGAAGCTCGCAACGGGCCAGGCCGTGAAGGCAGTGCTCGACGCTACCGCCGACGGTTCCGGCGTAATGACCGTCACCGTGCGCAACATCCTGCGCGCCGCGGTGGCAGCAGGCGCCGCGGTCACCACCGCGGACGTGGCAGCTCTGTACGTGCTGGCCGATGCCAATTGGTCAGCGAGCTACAACGGCAGCCACGCCGAGCCCTTCTCCATCGACCTGGTGGAGGTGTTCTCGTGAGCAACGGCCGCGATCTGCCCTCCGGCTTTGCGACCAACATCGCGCAGCCGCACGTCATCTCCATCGTCCTCGTGCAGATGGACTTCGACGGCGGCACGGTCTACATGACCGACGCGCCGCATGACGTCGTGTGGGACGGTCACACCTGGCTGAGCATGTTCGGCATCGGCTCGGTCAGCGACATCACCGAGACCGACGGGGAGGTGAACGGCCTGCAGTTCACGCTCAGCGGCGTGCCCACCAGTTCGATCGCGCTCGCTCTCACCGAGGACATTCAAGACCGACCCGTGAAGCTCATGCTGGCCACGCTGAGCGGCACCACGTTGAGCGTGGACGAGAACGCCTGGGTCGGCAAGCTCGACGTGATGACCATCGGACTGGACAGCAACATGGCCCAGATCGTCGTCACAGCCGAGCACCCGCTGGCGCGCTGGGACCAGCCGAACCTACTGCGCTTCAGCCACCAGGACCAGCAACGCCTGCATCCTGGCGACAGGTTCTTCGAGTTCGCCGAGCGCATGGCCGACGTGACCATCACGTGGCCGGCGAAGGAGTTCTTCAAGAAATGATGAAGCGACTGCCCGACTGGCCCGCCCGGCTGGCTGCCCTGATGGACGAGACGCTGGGTCTGCCCTTTGCCTGGGGCCGTCACGACTGCGTGACGTTCGCCGCGCGCGCGGTGCTCGCTGTGACCGGTGAGGATCATCTGCAGGGCACGCCGCAGTGGGTGAACGCGCGTGCCGCAGCGCGTGCGCTTCAGGCCATGGGCGGCTTTGAGGCGGCGGTCTCCAAGCGCCTCGGGCCGCCGGTGTCGATCCTTCAGGCTCGCCGTGGCGATCTCGTTCTGATGCCGCACCGCGCCGTGCGCGGCCGCTGGCCCGGCGCGCTGGCTGTTTGCTTCGGCAACTTGTGCGGTGCACCTGGCCATGACCGGCTCTCGCTGCGGCCGCTGGCCGACGCCTCGCTGTGCTGGCGAGTGGGGAGCTGACGGAATGCCGGCGCTCATCCCTGCGCTCATCACGTACTACACCGGCGCCATCGGCACCGTGTTCGGTGCAGGGTGGGGCTTGCTCTTCGGAGCCGTGGCCTCCGCCGCTGTGAGCTCGTACCAGACCGAGCAGCAGCGCAAGAAGGCCCGCCGCGCCTACAACGCCTCGCTCACCGATCGGGGCGTGATGATCCGCTCCGGCATCGCGCCGCGTCAGATGGTGGTCGGCCGCGCCAAGGTCAGCGGTCCGGTCGTCTACGTCACCAGCAGCGGCAGCAAGAAGGAATATCTGCACCTGGTGATCGCCATCGCGGCCCACGAGGTGGACGGATTCGAGACGGTCTACTTCAACGACGTGGCGCTGCCCACGCCGGACGCAGGCGGCTTCATCACCTCGGGTGAGTTCGCCAAGGCCGACGACACCACCCACGTCTACAGCACGACCGACGCTGACGGAGTCTTCAACCTGCCCGAGGTGCCGGCCAGCGTGCAGAGCGTCGTGGTGAGCGACGACCCTTTGTCGGCGGGCACGCCCGTGGCGTTCACCCGATCCGGCGCCACCATCACGGTCACCTCGCCTCCGTCGGGGCCGCACACCTACACGGTCAACTACACCAGGACGTCCGCAACCAACCTGGTGCGCATCAAGTTCCACCGCGGTCAGCCCGGGCAGGTTGCCGACGCGGATCTCGTGGCCGAGTCGGGCGGCGAGTGGACAAGCGCGCACCGCGGCGACAGCATCGCCTACCTGTACGTGCGGCTGAAGTACGACCAGGACGTGTTCGGCGCCGTCGGTGTGCCGAACATCGCGGTGGTGACCCGCGGCGCCAAGTGCTACGACCCGCGCTCGGGCCTCACGGGCTGGTCGCAGAACAGCGCGCTCATCACGCGCTGGTGGCTGCGCCAGCAGGAGATGGGCCTCAAGCAGCCGGCTGCGGCCATCACCGACACCGACGTCTCGGCCGCCGCCAACATCTGCGATGAGGATGTCGAGCTCGAGGTCGGCGGTGCCACCCAGAAGCGCTACACCACCAACGGCACGCTGTCGGCAGAGGATGCACTGCGCGACAACCTCGAGCAGCTCGTCGTCCCCATGGCCGGCAGCGCCACATTCGTCGCTGGCAAGTGGCGTATCCGCGCCGGTGCGCACGAGGCGCCCGACGTCTACCTCACCGAGAGCGACTTCGCGCCGGGCTCGATTCAGATCATGCCGTTCGCGCGCCGGCGGTCGTTGTTCAATGCGGTCACCGGCACCTACGTGGACGCAGCCAGTGGCTACATCGATCGGCAGTTCCCGGTTGTCGAGAACCCGACGTACCAGGCAGCAGACGGCGGCGAGCAGATCACCCGCGACGTGACCATGCCGATGGTCGACGAGGGCATGCGCGCGCAGCGCCTGGCCAAGATCGAACTGGAGCGCGCCCGCCAGGCCGAGACCATCCAGGCGACCTACAAGATCCGCGGCGGCTACAACGTCAAGCCCAACGACGTGGTGGCTCTGTCGTTCGCCGCCATGGGGTGGACGAACAAGCTGTTTGTGGTGCGCGAGCGCATCTACAAGCGCGACGAGGCAGACCGCGTGCAGCTGCTGCTGCAGGCCACCGCTGCAGGCGTGTGGGACTGGAACTATGGCGAGGCCACCACGGTGGACCTGGCGCCGAACACGGACCTTCCGGCGCCAGGCCAGCGCCCGGCCGCGCTGTCGGGGCTCGCCGTCGACACCGGCCCCGAGCACATGGTGCGGCTGGAGGACGGGACAGAGCTGATCCGCGGCTATGTCACGTGGACGGCCGCTGCCAATGTCTGGGTGCAGCAGGGCGGCCGCATCGAGATCGAGCACAAGCGCGACGACGTCGTCACCTGGACGGCCGACCCCTTCGTGTCCGGCGCGGCCACCAGCGGCTACGCGGCGCCGCTTGATCGTCTGCGTGTCAACCTCGTGCGCGTGCGCGCGGTCAACGTGCTCGGGCTGGCCGGACCGTGGAGCGTGGTCGTGGTCGGCACGATTGAAGGGGACGACACCCCGGTCTCCAACGTGACGGGGTTCACCGCGGCCGCTGCTGGCGCGAGCGCGATGATGCGCTGGAACCTGCCGCCGGAGAAGGACTACGCGGTCACCGAGTTGCGCCGTGGATCGTGGGACTCGCCCGACGAGATCCTCACCATCGCGGGCACCGGCACCACCTGGACGGCGCCCGTCGCCGGCACGTACCTGTGGTACGCCAAGCACCGCGATCACAGCGGCAACTACAGCGCAAGCGCGGCCGGCGTCTCGGTCACTACCAACAGCGGCGAACGCGACGTGATGCCCAGCATCAGCCGGACCTTCTGGGCCGTCGACAGCTTCCCTGACAGCTGCTATGCCGGGCTGCGCCTGAACCGCAACGGAACCATGTCGGCGATGGACACCGACGGCAACTGGTCGACCAGCGGCCAATGGTTCTCGCACACCGACGTGGCCACGATCGGTGACGGCTACTACTGCCTGTTCGTGCAGCGCGGCACGGTGGCGCCAGACGGCGTGCTGAGCGCTGCGCTCGACACCTGGCACCAGATCAGCACCGGCCGCCCCATCGTTTTCCTCCAGTCCGGACCAGGTGAGAAGAAGGGCTCGATCGACGTCTACATCGCCACCACGAACACCGGCGAGTCGATCAAGACGCTCAGCAACTGGTATTTCATCGCGAAGGTGCTCCCGTAATGCCTGTCCCTACCTGCGCAGTAACCTGCACGTTCGCCAGCGCCGAGGGCACGCCCATCGCTGACGCCGAAGTCGTGGCCCGCCTATCGCGCCCCGAGGTCTACGACGGCTTCGTCGTGCCCGTCAAGCACGTGGGCCGCACCGATGCCGGCGGCGTCGTGGTCTTCGACCTGTGGCCCAACGCGCTCGGGGACGCCGGCACGCGCTACACGATCTCGCTGCGTGTCGAGTCAATGGTCGTGGCCGAGTACAAGATCTACGTGCCGGAGGAGGTGGCGATCAACGCCGAGGACCACGTCGTCGACCGCAACTTCGACGTGCCGCCGTTGGTGATCCAGGGCCTGAAAGGAGACAAGGGCGATCCTGGTGACCCGGGCGACCCGGGCGACCCTGGGGACAGCGCCTACGAGGTGGCCGTCGCCAACGGCTTTGTCGGAAACGAAGCGCAATGGTTGGCCTCGCTCGTCGGAGAGGGCGACCCAGGCCTGAGTGCCTACCAAGTAGCCCTTGCCAACGGATTCGTCGGCACGCAGCCGGAGTGGTTGGAGTCGCTGGCTGGGGAGCCCGGACAGAAAGGCGACCCTGGCGATCCCGGCGTGGCACCGGAGGCCGCGGCGCTCATCGGCAAGTCCATTACCAGCGCCGGCCTGCGCCTGGGCATCGTCGACGCCAGCATCGGCGCGCGTGCGCACCCGATGTGGGAAGTGACATCGGCGAACTACCAGCGCGTGAGCGGCGTTGTTACGGCCACGATGGCCTACCAGGTCGAGGACCAGCGCTTCCTTCCCGGCCAGCGGATCCGCTTCGCCTGCGGCAACCGCCCGAGCGCTGAGGGCGCCTTCACCGTTTTGACCTGCTCGGTCAACCCGGGCGTCTCAACCACGATCACCTACGCCGACGCGCGCTCGAACATCGCGGCCGGCACGCTGGGCGGCGCGGGCTCGGTGCAGGACCTGTCGAGCTGGACCTGCTCGGCCGGCTACCCGGTGCACCTGAACAACTGCCTCGGCGCGCGGCTGGACATCGTCATGGTGGCCACCGGAGGGACCAACGTGGTCACCGACTGGGGTGCCGAGCGCGTGGCCCAGCTGGACGCGCAGGGCCCGTTCGACGCGGTCTTGATTGGCTCGGGCATCCTGGGCAATGCCATCAAGAGCTACGGCGCGACGGCAGACGAAACCTACACCGCGCTGTGCGACCTGATCGAGCTCATCCGCGACGAGGTGGGCCCGCGCCTGATCCTGGTCGAGTCGCTGCCGGGCAGCCGCGACGTCTCGCCGACGGACGCCACCTACACCGCGGCGCTGGTGCTCAACCGCCGCCTGTGGACGGAGCTGCCGCGTACCTACCCGTTCGTGCGGGTGGCGCCGGCGATCGAGCCGATGCTGCAGGCCTGGTCCGCTGTGGACAGCGACCCGCCCGAGGACGTGCTCAAGGGCTGGCCGGAAGCCGCCATGCTGGCCAGCGATGGCGTGCACGGCGCCTATCCGTGGTCGTGGGTCCGCGGCGAAGCGCTGGCGGCCGAGCTGGCCGAGTTCGCTGCCAACTGGCCGGCTCCGGCGATGCTCATGCTGCCCGACACGCGGCAGGTCAACACGCCGGCCGAGCCGGGCGGCAAGAAGAACGGCAATCTGCTCAAGGGCCTGTGGGGCAACCTGGTGGCCACCCAGGTGGCCATGGCCAACCCCGGCTGTAGCGGCTACGGGCCGGCGGGCTCGGCCATGGGCTTCACGGCCGGGCGCGGCTCCTCGGTGGCTGCTGGCAGCCTTGGCCCGCGCTTCGAGGGTGGCGGCGAGTGGCGCATTGACATCGACGGCCTGGGCAGCGCGCCGGGCTACACGTTCGCGGCCGAGCTTGCCGACCCGGCGCTGCTGACCGCGCTCAACGACCCCGCCGTGCAGGGCCGATGGCTCGACCTGTGGCTGCCGCTGTCGCTGACCGTGCCCGAGCTCAAGGTGATCTGGGTGAGCGTGGGCCTGTTCGCCACCGCGGGCGGCCAGGAATATCGGCTCGCGGCGCCGTTGGCCAACGCCGGGCAGTTCCAGCAGGCGGGCTTGGGCCGCGCGCTCGACGCCGGCTTCTCAGGCCTGCTGCGCGCGCCGCGCTTCTGGCTGCCGGTGGCCACGTACACAGCTGCCGCGCTGCGCGTCACGGTCAAAGAGATCCCGGGCAACGTGGCCAGCGGCCGCGTGTCGCTCGCCTGGGGCCCGCAACAACGTCTTCAAGTCGTGGGGTAAGGCATGCGCAAGGGTGGATTCATCGAGGACCAAGGATGGTTCGATCGCCTTATCGACCGCATGCGGTCGGGGCTGGAGTTCCGCACCTTCAAGGTCGGACGCGCCGCGGGGCACACGCTGTGCACCAGCCCCGCGATCGGGACGTTCGCCGAGCTGGACGCGCGCGATGACCTCAAGGCCCTGACCGGCGCCATGGCGGTGATGCTCGATCGCGGCACCTGGGGCAGCAACTGGGTGGTGATCAACGGCGCCTGGGTGCCCGACGGAGAGATCCTGGGCCTGGGCTCGCCCGAGGGGGTGATCGCGGCGCCGGTTGGGGCGACCTACCGCCGCATCGACGCCACGAGCACGCAGGCCCTGTACTACAAGGCGAGCGGCACCGGCAACACTGGGTGGACGACCGACGCGCTGGGTGCCATGGTCAACGTGCGAGACCCCGCGCGGGACCACGGGGCGAAGTTCGACTACTCCGCCGTCAGCACCGTCGCCGTGCAGGCGAGCCTGGACGAGGCGGCGGCGACCGAGACGCACGGGCAGGACGTTGGTAACGGCAACCTGGTGCGGCTGCGGACGGGCATCTGCTCGGTTGGGCCGCTGTTCGTCTCGCGACGCGGTGTGGGTATTGAGGGCAGCGGCGCATCTCCAGGCGCCAGCGTCCTGCGTGCTGACTACAGCAGCCTGGGCGGCGTGGCCGGGCCCGACGACGCGATGCTGACCTATCGCGACGACGGCAAGAAGAAGTGGAACATCAACCCGCAGCCAGTCCTGCGTAACTTCACGTTGAGCGGCAACCTGGGCGCTCAACCGACCGGGCACCGTCGGCACGGTATCCACGTGCCAAAACCGGTTGTGAGCAAGTCCGACCGGTCACCTGACCTCGAGAACCTCATCGTGGCCGACATGCCGGGCCACGGCATCCTGATCGAAGACAACGACCAGGTGCGCGGCCGGAACTTCAAGGCGACGGACTGCGACGGCATTGGCATCGTTTGGGACAGCGTGTCGGACGGCAAGGTCGATCAGGTCGGCGCAAGTTGCAAGTCTGGCGGCTTCAAGTTCAACAACTGCGCGTCCCTGAAGGTGTCGAAGATCGACGCTTGGTCGCCCGGCACCATCTACCCGACGCTTTTCAACGTGGTGGGCGGGGAGCGTGTCTGGGTAGGGCAGGTGCTGAGCTGCAAGAACCTGGAGATCAGCGCCGGTGAGATCGAGGGTGGAGTGCTGGTGCAGGGCGACAACGACAAGCCCAACAACGACGCATGGCGCTGGAGCGTCGACGTCGTGTTCCAGAACATCACCTTCAAGCCGTCAAGCGACTACAAGGCCGCGCTGGGCGCCCTTTACAAGGGCCACCTGACGATCCGCGACGCGTTCGGTGTTCGCTTGCCTGGTTGTGGCTTCGGCGCAGGCAAGGGCCCGCTGACCGACGAGAAGGTGATCGCGGCACTCAACGCGCGGCCGCCGTTCGCCGTCTACTTCGAGACGGCCAAGCCTGAGACGGATCCCGACTACGCCGACTATCTCGCGGCGTGCGGTTCGTGCGATTGCGACACCACGAACTTCATGGCGTATGAGCCGGTCACCGACTCGGCCAACACGGCGCTGAACAACGCTGCCCGCTGCGGATTCTCCGAGCACCTGAGCAACATGCCGTGGCTGCTCAAGGGGGTTCGACCGGGCACGCACCGCCTGCTCGTTACTGGCACTCAAGGGCCGCACGAGATCGAGTCAAGCGGGCAGGAGCTGACCACGCTGTTCTACCCGCTGCTCTACCTGATGCTCGAGTCCCTGCCGCCTGGCACGCCGCGCACCCGCAAGCTGACCGATCGCGAGTTGACAGGGCCAGGCTCGGGCTCGATCAGCGGTTGGAAGGTCTTCACAAACTCCAACCTGAACGCCGACATGCCGCCCCCGCCCGGTTTCACCTGGTACGTGGCGCACGCCTGAAAGGTAGACATGCCAGAACCGACCTCTTCAGCTGCTGCCAGTGTCGGCATCGCGGCCGCCTTCGCGGCACTGCTCGGCCCGACTTTCGGTCCGTATGCGGTGATCGTTTGGGCTGCACTCGCCGGCGCCATGTGGCCACTGGCCAAGCGTCCAGCCACCACGCGGATGGCCGGCGTGTGGTTCGTGGTGCGCGTGGTGGCGCTCGCCACCATCGTCACGATGCCGGCGGCCATCTTCATCGAGCAGCGCTTCGGCGTGCCGGTACACCACGCCATCGGGTTGGTGGCCCTTGCCATCGGCATGGTCGGCGACGACTGGCCGCGCTTGGTGCGCGGCATTGGCCGGGTCCTGCTGCGAAGAGCAGGCGTTGCCGAGCAGACCAAGCGGGAGGGTACGCCATGACGCAGACGCTGCTCGACGTTGCACACCAGACCGCGGCCCTGACCGTCTTCTACAGCTGCTTCTGCCGCTTCGTGCGCATGGACTCGCAGACTCGCCCGACCATCCGCGCCAGCTTCTTCGTGCTCTCCCTTGCCAGCATCGCCTGCATGGTCGGCCCGGCACTCGGCTGGGGCGGGCCGAGCTGGCTCATGGTGCTGCTGCTTGCGGGCGTGGCCGCCGTTCAGGTGGCCACCTCGCACCACTGGCGTGGCGGCACACCGCGCGCCTTCTCTAACGACGAAAGGTGACCCCATGCGAATGATGTTGGAACGGGTCCAGCTTGACGCAGACGTGACGATCGGCGCGCTGTCGATCGACGGCGAGCACTTTTGCTGGGTGTGCGAGGACGCCGTGCGCGAGGTGCTCGGGCAGCCGGTGGAGGCGTGGAAGGTCTACGGCAAGACTGCTATTCCCTACGGCGCCTACCGAGTGGACATCACCTGGTCGAAGCGCTTCGGCCGGCTGTTGCCCATCCTGCTGAACGTGCCAGGGTTTGCCGGCGTGCGAATCCACCCGGGCAACACCTCGGCCGACACCGAGGGCTGCCTGCTGCCCGGCCTGGTGCGCAACGCCAAGGGCGTCGGCCAGAGCAGACCCGCGTGCGACTACCTGATCCCGAAGATCGACCGGGCGCTCAAGGCTGGCGAGGCGGTGATAGTGGAGATCGTGCGCGCGGCCGAGGAGCCGGTGTGATCGGCGGGCCGTGGCTTGCCGCCGGCGCGCTCCTGGTGGCATTCCTGGCCGGCTGGCAGGTCAACGGCTGGCGCATAAACAGCGCGGCCACCGAGCAGGCCCTGGAACAGAGCGAGGTCAACCGTGAAGCAGAACGCATCGCCGCGCGAACGCGCACCCAGCAACTCGACGGGTTCGCCCGCCGCCTCCAGGCTGAGCAGAGCATTGCCGCTGCTGCTGCTCGTGACACTGAGCGCGTGCGCATCGAGGCCGATCGCATCGCCGCCGCCGCCCGAGCCGGTACCGCCCAGCCTGACGGCGCCACCGTCGCCGGGCTTGTTGAGCTACTCGGGGAGGGTGCTGGACTACTTGAAGAAGGTCGCCGACACCTTGCAGAGTGTGGGGCGGCCCGTGAAGCCCTGAGCCGGCCGACCAGCGAGGGCGGGCGGCACGACCGCTGAGAAGGTCAAGGGCGCAGCCTGAGCGTCAGAACAGGTTCTGCTGCGGCGGCTGAGGCTTCGGGCGGGGCATACCGCCCTTCGGTGCTGCGAACGCCTCCAATGGGCCCGTCCACTGCCGGAAGAATGCGGGCGCCTCGCTGACCGAGCAACCCAGCCACCGGTCTTGATCCTCCTCGCTGAGGATCACCACCATGCGCTTCTCGTCCTCAGGGCGGTGCATGCGCTTGAAAACCGGGTGCCCATCCGCGTTGACGGTCAGCATGGCGAACGTCCACCGGTCTACCCCGTCAGGCGCCCGCCAGCGCCGGTAGATGCCGGCGATCCCCATCGGCACGCCGCCAGGCTGTTGGATGGCCCACCGCACGGCCTTCCCGGTCTCCCAGCAGGGCTCGTAGACCAGTTCGGCGGGGATGATGCAGCGCTGGCCGCGCTTCCATGCGTCGCGGAAGCTGGCCAACGTGGCCACCGTCTCCGACCGCGCGTTGTACGTGCGCCGGCCGTAGGCGATTTCTTTGGCGAACACCGGCAGCAGGCCGAACTGCCCGCCCTCCACGATCTTGTTGCCCGAACCGTCTTCAGCCAGGCGGATGAACGGCGCGAGCCCCAGCGGGTACACCTCGGCCGGCAGATCCATGTCGCCGGTCGGTGTTACGCCGAAGAAGCTGAGCAAGCGGTCAATGCTGGTGACCGCGACGTAGTTCGAGCACATGGGCACACTCCAGGCAGGCCGCGGGCACGGTCGCTATGATGCCCAGCGTCATGAGCGCATTTGAGCAAATCCTGATCGAGGCCGATGGCGCCGAAGCGTCCGCACTGGATGCGGCTCGCTGCGCGGCAGCCGGAGTGTTCGACGCGTCCGACGTCGATCCGATGGTGGCGGCCTACTGTTGGTTCGAGCTCGACCGGTCGGACATGCTGGCGCAGGAGCCCCGCATGTCGGCGCGCCACTGCGATGCCGGCGCGCTGTGGATGGATGCCCACGCAGCCGCATGCGCGCAGCTCGAGGCGGCCGGCGTGCCGGGCGAGGTCAATCTCCGCATCCGTGACCGTGGCGCCCTGGATCGTGCGCTGCCGCAGATCGCCGCCCAGGTGCGCGCGGCTTTCGGTGCCGGCTGATCGCGGCTCCCCCCACTCAGGGGGATGCTGACGCAGCCCCGTTGCCGCCGACACTCGCCCGATGGATTCCCTGTTGCTCTGCCTGGTCGTCGCCATCACCGACGGCGACACGCTGCGCGTGCGCTGCGGCGATGACCCCGTGGCCATCATCCGCCTGGCCGAGATCGACGCGCCCGAGAAAGCCCAAGCCTGGGGCGAACGCAGCCGCCAGCATCTGGCCGAGTTGTGCCACGAGTTGCGCGCCGAAGTGCGGCCGCAGACCCGCGACCGCTACGGGCGCACCGTGGCGCGCGTGTCGTGCGCTGGCCAGGATGCGAGCGCCGAGCAGGTGAGGGCGGGCATGGCCTGGGCGTTCACCAAGTACCTGACCGATCCCAGCATCAAGACCGCTGAAGCGGCGGCGCGGGAATCGCGGCGTGGCCTGTGGGCTGATCCTGCGCCGGTGGCCCCTTGGGACTGGCGCCGGCCGAGCAAGCCGACCTGAGAGGCGGCATCCCTGGCGCCGGCGTCGCAACGCGGCCGAAGGTGATGCGGGCGTTCAGGGCCTCGCGCTCGTCGTCGGTCTCCGGCACCTCCAGCACGATAAGCGAGCCCGGCACGGCGACCGCTTCCGGGTGCTCAACGCGGATGTCTTCCTCGCTGGTGTGATGCCGCGTGGTGGTCCAGCGGCCCAGCCACTGGACGCGCCATCGGTATGTCTCGACCTGCCTCATGCTGGACGAGCATACAGTATCAAGTCGGCAGAGAAATTGGCCCGCCAGGAGGGACTCGAACCCCCGACCTCGCGCTTAGAAGGCGCGTGCTCTATCCAGTTGAGCTACTGGCGGATTTAGACAAAGCCCGTATTTTTAGACACCCGTCATAGGGTGAACGTCTGCTTAGAAGGCTGGTGCGCTATCCAGCATTCATGCGGGTTTGCGGCCGGTTTGTCTAATTCTGGAAAGGCAGAAAACGCGAGGTTTTCCCGGGTGGGCCGAAACCCTTTTAGACAGCTCAGCGGGCCGGCTTCACGCGCTTGGCGAACTTGCCCTCGACATACTGGCGCGTCATCGCCTCGCTGGTATGCCCCAGCAGTTTCTGCGCCGCCTTGATGTCCTGGCCGGCGGCTTCCAGCGCGTCGACACCGGAGCGGCCGCGCAGGTCGTGGATGTGCAGATCCTCGATGCCCGCGCGCTCGGCGGCCCTGTCCCAGGCTGAGCGGATGCCGGCGTAGCGGTAGCCGTGGCCGCTCTGTGTCTTCAGCAGGTGGCCGATCTTCTCGGTGCCCTTGGCGCAGGCCTCGACGGCGACACGCAGGGCCGGCGACCACTCGATCAGCAGCCGCACCCGGCCCTGGCCCTTGCCCTGCACCACGACGATACCGGCGTCGGTCACGTCCTGCCAGCGGATGCGGATCAGGTCGCCGATGCGCTGGCCGGTGATCATGGCCAGGTCGATCATGCGCACCAGGGCCTCGGCGTTGCGGGTCTGCAGCAGCGCGGCCGCCTTCATGGCCTTGACCTCGTCGTCGGTGACGATACGGATCCGCTGCTCCAGCTTCTTGGCCGGGATGTTGTCGACCGGGTTGTGGCCCTCGCGCAGACCCTCGATGGCCGCGAAGGCGAGCACCTGGCGCAGCATGGTGCGGTGCTGGTTGTGCGTGCGCGGCTTGCTGGCCAGCTTCTTCAGGTACTCGGCGCACACGGGCGTCGTCACGTCCGAGGGCAGGAAGTCGGCGAACCTGGTGCCCATGTACTTGGCGATTCGGTCCTGGTCCTCGGCGTGGCCGTCGCTCCACTCGCTGCGCTTGGACTCGACCCAGCGGGCGATGACGGCCGGCATGCGGCCGCTGTGGGCCTCCTGGTCGGTCAGCCGGGCCAGCGCGCGGAACATTGCCGGCAGGCCGTCGTCGACGCGGCAAAGCTTGATCCACTTGGCCGCGGGCGTCACGAAGTAGTAGGCGCCGTGCTTCTCGTAGACACGGCGGGGCAGGTCGGATCGGGTCATACAGCCCGCAGCATAGGCCTGCGGCGGGGCGCGGTGTCCGGCGCCCGGTCGGCGCCCTGGCAGACGGCCTCGTAGTGGGCGCGGTCGAGGATTACCCGGCCCGTCAGCGCCGAGCGCCTGGCCAGCCAGAAGCCGCGCTCCAGCAGTTCGCGCAGCTGGGCGGCCGATTGGCGGTAGCCGGTGACGGCGACCAGCTCGGCGTCGGTGAGCACCAGGTCGGTCACGCGTGCTCCGCAAAAAGCCCGCCGCGCGAGCGTTGCAGCGCCTGGCTGCAGGCGGGGTTGAGCCAGACCACCTCGGTGCGGACCTTGGCCGAGTCGGCGATCGCCTGCCGCTGGTGGCGCTCCCAGCCGGTGTACAGCCGGTCGTAGAGGGCGCTCGGGTAGCCCGAGATGACGACCATCCCGGCGGCGCGCTGCAGGCGCTCGGCCAGCCGCTCGTGGTCGGCGTCGGTCATTTCGTGCTGGTAGCCGCGGGTGGTGCTGGTGCGCTTGTTCGTCTTGCTGCTGCGCGAGCTGAAGACGTAGGGCGGATCGCAGTAGATGAGCGTGCGCGGGTGGTCCATGCGGTCGATGACGCGCACCGCGTCGTCGTTGTCGATGAGTACGCCGGCCAGGCGCTCGCGGAAGGTCTCGATCGACGCTGGCCAAGTCGACCATTCGGCCGATGGCAGCGCGCGGCCGTCTGTCAGTCTGGCGCGAAAACCGGTGCGGGTGGTCCGCGTGGCGGAGTCCGACCCATGCCCCAGGAAGGACCGGACTACCAGGCGGTGCGCAGCGTCGACTTCGTCGATCGGCTCGCCGAAGGCCCATTCCAGCTCAGCGCGGGCGTACGGTGTAAGCGAGACGCGCCGGCGCAACTCTTCGGACTTGACGGGGTCGCGCAGTACTCGAAAAAACGAGACGATGCGGCCGTCTAGGTCGTTGTAGCACTCAGCCATGGCTGGCGCTTTCTGCAGCAGCACCGAGCCGGCACCGCCGAATGGCTCGACGTAGGCGCTGTGGTCTGGGAAGAAGCCCAAGATCCACGGCGCCAGCCTGAACTTGCCGCCGTGGTAGCGCAGGGCGGGGCGGGTGACTGGCATCAGGCCTCCCGGCGGTATGCGAACTCGATCCGCGTCACCAGCGTGTCGGGCGTGCAGCCGCGGTGCGTGGCACAGAACATGTCCACGAAGGCGCTCGGGAAGCGGTAGTCCGGGTGCGCGCCGAAGCCCTCAAGCACGCACTCGGTGAAGCCATAGTCGAGGTCGTCGGTCATACGGCGCAGCGGTTCCCGGCGCACGTCGACCACGATGATGGGATCGCGCAGCACGTCGAGCTTCTCGCCGGGCCGCAGGCCCATGCACTTGCGCACGGGGCGCAGCTGGTCGCCCACCTTCAGGTGCATCCAGCCCAGGCGCCGCGTGACGGTCTTCGTGCCCTCCATCACCTGGGGCACGGTCAGGGCGAAGCTGATGTTTCTCACGCGGCTTCCTAGGTGCGGAAAAGCAGCGGCTGCACCGCGCCGTTCTGGAAGACGACAGGCAGCACCGTGTCGCCGGTTGGCTCATCGCCGGCCCAGCCATCGGGCCAGGTCTCGGCAGCGATCAGATCTCGGATGCGCGCCTCTTCCTCGGCGTCGATCAGGTTGATCGTGGGGCGCCCGAGCAGCGCGGCCGCGGCGTTGACCTCGGACTGGATGCCCAGGATGCGGTCGAGCGCCATCAGGCGAGCGGCGAAGGTCAGCGGGCCCATGCGTTGCGGGTTCTTAGCGATGCTGCCGTCCTTCAGGCGCTCCAGGCCGGCCTTCTTCAGCCGGTGGTGCGGCGCGCGCAGTTCACGCCACAGTGGCTTCAGGCCGCGCAGCGGCGCCAGGTAGGCCCACGCATCCATGGCCAGCACGTTCTCGAGCGCCTTCTCTTCCGAGGCCAGTGGGCAGCCAATGCAGCCAGTGCGTGCGTTGATCTCTTCGGCCTCGTCGCCACCGTAGGCCTGGGCGATCATGGCCGTTGACCAGTCGCCGAACTCCGCTTCAGGCGCCCAGTGGCGCAGCCATTCCCACACGTGGCAAACGCGCCAATGCAGCAGCGGCGCGAGCGTGGCCAGGCGGCCGCGCAGGCCCTTCGCGTTCGGCAGGATCTGCTGGTACCACCCCTGGCCACACTCGGCGCCGTCCTTACCGCAGCTCATCTCGATGCGGGCGTCGCGCACTGCGCTCTCACCTTGGCGCACGCCGGTGATCATGAGGATGTTGCCGGCCAGCTGATCGAGGCGAGCGCGCAGCGCCTCTTCCATCGGGTCGATCTTGATCTGCCGAGTGCACCAGCGCAGCGTGTTGTTGTTCGGCGGCGGCACGCCACGGCCGAGGATGTAGACCATGAAGCGCTTGTCCATGGGCGCCATCACGACCTCGACGCTGACGCCGCGCTCGCGCAGCTCGTCCATGATCTGCGCGGCCGCCACCGCCAGCGGGGGCAGCTCCTGTCGCGTGTCGGCGTAGAACACCGTCAACGTCTCGGGCCGGGCGATCTTGCCGGTGTCGAGCATCCACATCAGCAGGGTGAGCGTCGCGCTGCTGTCCTTGCCGCCGGACCACGCGATCCCCCAGTGGGCATGATCCCGGCCATAGGCGTGCATCGACTGGATGCTCAGCTCGATGCTCTCGGTCATCTGCAGGCGTTGGCCTGTGCCGAACAGGCCTGCCTGGCGGATCTCGACGCGGCTCATGCCTCCTGGCCCTCCACCACCTCGCGCACCGCCTCAACCGGCAGCCACAGCGCCTGCGCCGCTGACTCGATCGCGTCGGTCTGGCTGGCGCCGAGATCCAGGGCGCGCTGCACGGCAGCCAGCACCTTTTCGCGGGTCGCGATGGTCATTGCTTCGGGCCCTCCAGCGCCTTGCCGAACAGGCATTGCGCCTCGTCCTGGAACGCGCCACTGCAACCGACCGGCATCGCGGTGCCGCAGTTCCAGCACATCGGGCCAGCCGGCTGCATCTCGGACGACAGCGCGATCTCCATGCCCACGCGGTGCGCGACGTGCAGCTCGAGCTGAGCGCCCTGGCTGTTCTGCCAGCCCGGCAGCAGGGCCAGAGTGTCGCAGGCCAACATCGCCACCAGGTCGGCGCGCAGGCAGTCCTTCCAGCCCTTGCCCGGGTCGGGGTTGATGTCGACTGGGTTGACCACCTCGTAGCCGAGCGCGCGCAGGCGAGCCGCTTCGGCGTTGAAGGCAGGAAAGTTGTGCTCCGGCATTCCGGACATGGGGCCGCTGAGGTAAACCTTCTTCACCGCTTGGCCCTCACGTCCATCATGAAGCGCACACCCATGGCGGCCACCTGGACCGCTTCGTCCAGCGCGCCGGCCGGGTGATCACGCTTCACGTCGTCCCACAGCTCGTCGACCTCCTCGCGCAAGACGGCGAAGCCCTCGTGCGCGCTGTTGAAGGGCGGGAACTTGGTGATGGCGCGCAACACCTCGGCACGAACCTTCGCCAGCGCCTCGTCGAGCGCCTTCTCGCGCTCGGCTGTGAGGTGGTTGACCCGGTGGGTAGGCGCGGCCGCCTTGAGCGGCTCATCGCCGTCCCACACCAGCACGCCGCGCGGATCCGACTTGATGTCGTCCGGGTGCCGCGGCATGCCGGTGAACGGGTTGAAAAGCATGGTGCCGACGCTCATGACTCAGCCCCTTCCTCGTCGAGCTCGTCGGCGATGCCGGCGTCGTCGCTGTCATCGGTGGCCACGCGCTCGTCGCTGCCTCCGTCCGCCGTGTCGTCGCCGCCGTGCGCGGCTGCAAACAAGTCACCAGCGTCCGGCTGCTCAGCGTCGGGGTGGTCGGCCTGGAACGCCGCCACGCTTCCGTCGATCGCCTCGGGCTTGGCCTGGGGCGCGTGCAGGGTGATCTCGATGTCGTGGCGCAGGTGGCCATACAGCCAGCCAGCCTCTTCCTCGTCGATGTCGCTGCTACCGATGCGCAGGTCGAGCTGCACGCTGCCGCCGTCGCGCGGAGTGACGACGAACTTGTCGACCTTGCAGCCGCTGATGTCGATGGTGTCGTCCATGCCGCGGCTGATGCGCACGAGCCAGCCCTCGTAGCTGTTCGTGAGCTTGACGGTGTCGATCACCTTCGTGCGCAGGAGCGGCGTCGATTCCTCGACGCCCGGCAGCGTGGTCTGGCCCTCGGGCGCCGCGTACAGCGTGCGCCGCAGCGACGGCGACAGCAGGTCGAGGATGGTGTTCGGCGCTTCGATCTGCAGGCCCAGGCTGGCAGCAGACACGTCGTCATCGCCGTGCTTCTCCACGCGCGGGGTGAAGGTCTTCAGCAGCGCGTCGGTGGGCTCCAGCAGTTCGAACTGGGCGCTCTTGCGGCCCAGGCGCGCGTCTGCCTTTGTCATCGCACCAGGCTGGGCGGCGACAGTTTGCGATCCAGTACAAGCCGGCAAGTCAGGCACCGCCGACGGCTCGGGCGGCTGCTCATCCTGCTCGCCCTGGGTGCTGCTTGCATCCGGCCCGCCGCCCTCGGTCTTCGGGAAGGGCCAGGCCTTCACCGGCGTGAGTGCGGGCGCCTGGTCGACCATGCCAGCGGGGCGGGCGAAGACGGCCACTGCGTCGTCACCCTCGCCGCTGGCGATCTTGCCGTCGACGAACACGACCGCAACCAGCGTCCAACCGGCGCCCTCGGCGGCTGGCACCCATCCAAGGCAGTCGCCGTCCTCCCAGCAGTCCGACAGCGTGTCCTTGTCGTCGCCGTCTTCCATGCCGGCCAGGTGCTCGACGAAGCTGACTTCCAGCGACTCGAAGCCAGCGGCCAGCAAACGCGCCTTGAGCGCCGATACCTCGGCGCGCTCCAGTGTGTCGCCATCGCTGATGCCGAGGCCGGGCAGCGCGCCGAAGCCGCTGCGGTCACGGGTGCAGTGGCGTGTGATCTCAATCGCGGCCGCGGCGGCGGCCTTCGTGGTCTTCTTGGCCATGTGGGCTCCGGTGGTGGTCAGGGATAGAAGCGGGCGGCCGGCGAGCCGGCGCGGCGTGGGAACGGGTAGTGCGAGGAGGGAACCTGGCCCGCGCCGCTGGGGTCGCCCCGGGAAGGGGGTCAGGCGGCGCGGGCGCTGAGAACCTTGTCCTCGAACACGCGTACACCGGGCAGCGCGCACGCGGTGCCCAGGCCCTTGACGTAGGCGCGCAGCCGCACCGAGTCGGGCGCCAGCAGGCTGATCAGTTCGGGGTGCGCGGCAACGTGCTTGACCAGGTCGTGCAGGTTCACCACCTCGAAATCCACCTTCGTGCTGGTGCTGATGCCCTTGGTCTTCACGGGTGCCACAACCGTCACAGGCGCGACGACCATTTGCGCTGTGGCGGCGGCAGCCTGGGCCTGCGCTGCGGCGCGCTGCGCTTCGGCCTGCGCGATCTGGGCGGCCTGCTCGTCTCCGGCGGCGGCGGCCTTCGCGGCTGCAGCGGCCTGGGCGTCGGCCTCGCGTTGGCGCGCGGCAGCTTCCTCGGCCAGCCGGGCGCGTTCGGCGGCCGCGATCTCATCGGCCTTGCGGCGCGCCTCGGCGGCGATGCGGTCTTGCTCCGCCTGCCAGCCGAGCATCTTGGTTTTGAGCGTGCGCTCGGCCAGCTGTAGCAGGTCCGCCGGCCCCTTGAACAGCGCGTTGATGCCCTTGAGCGCCTGGTTGATCGGCCCGGTGATGCCCGTGCGCTGGTCTTCCAGCGTGTTGGCCTTGGCCTTGATCGCCTTGAGCTCGTCGGCGGCCAGCGCGTAGGTATCTTGGTCGGTGATCTGGAATTCCTGGATGAAGGCCAGGGCCTGCTGCGCGCGGCCGGTGAGGGTCGAAGCGTCGGGCAGGGTGAGGTTGGCGACAGGCGCCAGGAGGCTGTCAGTGGTCACGGTGGGCTTCCTTAAAACGGTGGAGGGAGAGGCAGGCCATGAAGACGGCCCAGTCGTCCGCGCCGGTGAGTGGGTCGAGGCGATAGGTGCCGTCCGGGCGCAGGCGCAGGGCGGCGCGGTGGGTCACGCTGGTGTCACCCAGCGCGCGCAGGTAGGCGGCCGTTTGCGGGCCGGCGGCCATCGGGGTGGCGAAGCTGGTCTTGAGGTCGATCAGCCACTTCGCGCCCTTGAAGGCCAGCACGCGGTCGAGCGTGCCGGCGTACATGAGCATCGGATCGAATACGCGCTGCTCGACCTGAAGCACCGAACAGCCGGTGTCTCGGCGAAAGCTCATCCAGGCGTCGAGGTAGCCGCCGACCTCGGGCGGCAAGCTGGCCCAGTCGAGGTCGTCCTCGTCGAGCAGTTGGCAGGCCAAGTGCACCTGCCGGCCCAGTTCGGCCTTGGCCTGCAGCACCGCCGGCGGAATGCCGTCGAAGCTGGTCAGGGGCCGCAGAATCGACGTGACGCCTGGCACCACGTCGCCCATGAAGCGGTAGACGTGGGCCGCCTCGTCGAAGGTGAGCGGGTCACGCGCGCCCATGTCACGCCGCCGCGAGGAGTTCTGCCTTGAGCGCGTCGAACTGCACGACGCCCAGCAGCTCCAGGCTGGCGACCTGGAAGCGGTCGAGGATGGTCTGCTCGTCGACGCCGGCCGCCTTGAGCTTGTTGCGCAGGTAGGCCACCTGGCCGCCGGTGATGCCGCCGTCGTTGCCGGCGGCGGCCGGCGCCGCCTTTGCGGGCTTGCTGGCTGCAGGCGCCTGCGCAGGCTGGGTGATCTCGCCGGTGGCCGCGTCGACCATCCCCTGGTCGGCTGGCGCCACATTGGCCGCGGGCAGGGCGTCGCTGCGCCGGCGCACCCCGCCGGTGTTCACCACGTCGGCCATGCCCATGTCGCGCGCGCCCGTGGCCTCGTTGGCGGCCGCGTCCAGTTCGTCGGGCGTGTACACGCCAAGGATCGCGCCGGGGGCATACAGCCGCGCCCAGTTCTTGAGCTGCAGGTAGCCCAGCTGCTGCTTCGGATTGACCTTCCACAGCGGCGAGTTCTTCGTCTGCACGTCGCCGTTGCGCAGCCACTCGCCCCAGGTGATCTGCGCCTCGCCGCGCAGCACGCAGCCGACGCGGCATTCGAGCGCCAGGCCATCGCCGCGGAACTCGTAGCTGGGCGCGCCGATGATGGCGCCGCTGGCCTGGATGACCGCATTCACCAGCTGCGCCTCGTAGCCCAGGCGGCCGCTCACAATATGCGTCTTCTGCGCCACCGCGAAGGGGTTCATGCCCCACTGGGCGGCCTGCATGGCCACGGCCAGGCAGTCGGCCGGCTTGCCGCGCAGGTGGTCCGGCACGGTCACGGCCGAGGCGGCCATGAGCTTGGAGAACTCCACCAGCGCGTTCAGCGCGCCGGGGGTCATGATGGTGGCCGCCGTGCCCGTCAGGGGCTGGTCAGCAGGGGAGAGGGCAAGGTCGTTCATGCGATCCTCGTGGTGAGTTGGTGGTGGGTGAGGGGTCAGCGGCCCAGCCAGCGCAAGGCCAGCCGGCGCCACCAGGGCAGGGTGGGCAGCCGCCGCACGCGCCGCGTCGGCACGCTCGGCGACGACGGAGCAGCGCACGCCATTTCCTCGCCGCACATCGGCCACATGCAGCCGGCCGGGTTGCACCAGGCGCAGCGCTCGCCGGGCTGTGGCTCGGCCATCTGCGGGCGCGCCGCGGCGTCCAGCTGCCGATACACGTCGCGCTCGGCCTCTCGCTGGTCGAGGCAGCACGTGGGCACCGGGAGCTTGTGGCGCAGCTCGCGGGCGCTGGGCGTCAACAGCTGCGACGGGATGACGCGGTGGGCGTTGTTGACCACCAGCTCCAGCGGCACGCGGGCGGTGATCGACAGCAGGACATCGCGCGAGTCGGCCGTGTGGCCGCGGGCGGAGAGCATGGTCATGGTCATGGTCAGAACTCCACGGCCGCCAGGTGCATCAGCACGAAGGCGCCGAACAGGGCAACGAGGTAGGTGATGGCCAGACGCTGGCCGGGCGTGAGGGCGGGGCTCATCGGTTGCAGACCTCCGGCTTGCGCGGCAGGCCGTCGACCTCGCAGCGCAGGTTCCGGTCGTCGTCGGCATCACCGCCGCCGCATGCCGACAGCAGCCCGGCGCAGGCGATCGACACCAACATCACGATCAGCACCGCAAGCCACGCGTGGCCGTTCTTCAGCTCGTCGTCGCGGCTCATGACGCCATCCCGCGCAGTGCAGCAGCCGCGCCCGTGGCCCGGGCGAAGTTCGCGCGATCGCGGGCGTCATCGCACGCCAGCTCGGCGAACAGCGCATCGCTGTCCACCGGGTTGAGGGTGTCGTGCAGGTGGTCGAGCGTTTCGAACGCGCCGGCCAGTGCCTCCGTCGCGTCTTCGCTGGCGGCGGTCTTGACGCGCTCGTGGCCCAGCCAGTCGGTGAAGCCAGTGGTGACCGTCGCCACCAGCTGGCGCGCGGCCTCAGGTGCGAGCGGCCCGGCCTTGCGGATCGCTGCGCAGATCTCCGTGATGTCCATCTCTGCCTCCTCTGCGCCGGTTGGGTGGCGCGTTGGAGGCAAGTAAACCATGCTTTCATCTGAGAGTCAAGCATGCTTTCAAATTCGCGATGTAACTGCGAGGCGCAACAAAAAGCCCGCGCAAGGCGGGCTTCGTTGGAGGTCGCTGGAGGCGGCGAGTGCGTGGCTATCCGATGCCGCGTTCTTTCATCAACGGCGCCAGTTCCTGCCCTCCGGGAGTGAGGCACGCGGAGTTCCAAGCCTTCACGAACTTGTTCCTGTCTCGCTCGCGCGTGAGGAGTGCGCCGTCGCGCGAAAGGACTGCCTGCCCCTTCATGTAGGCCCCGAATCCGTTCTTCGATCGATATTCAAAGCAGGCGGCTCCGTCAGCCTGCACGATGAGCGATAGCAGATCGAATGACTGTGGATCCTTCATCGACTGTTTGAGCAGCACCGCGTGGGTTGCGGCATTGGTGAGCTGTGCGTCTCGCTTGGTCTCGGCCTCTGTCTTCACGGTCGGCCTGGCCAGTTCTGGCGATTTGCTGCTGTTTACGGCAACAACCCCGACAAGAAACAGGCCGAACAGTCCAGCAATTAGAAGCGCGCCGCCCTTCTTCGCAACGCGAGGCGCGGCACCGCACTTCGGACACGCGCGCGCTTGAGTGCTCACAGGCTCGCCGCATTCGTGGCACGCAACAAGCGCCATGCTCAGTCCTGCTTTGCCTTGACCTTCGCCAGCACCTCGGCGGTGTAGGCCCGGAAAATTTCCGCTCGTGCACGAAGCTCGCGCGTTAGTTGCTCACGCTCTTGCTGAGGCAGTTGCCGAATGTCCTGGAGCAGCGCCCATTCGCTGTCGCTTGGATTCATCGAATCTGCAAAGTCTGGCGGCGGGGCGGGTGGCTCCCCGTAGGGCCTTGGCGCTTCTGAAGCGATCAACGTCGCCGGCTCATCGCTCCAACCCGGCGTGCCCCTGCCTGTAGCGAGCCAGTTGGGGTCGCAGCCGAAATACGCAGCTGCCAGAGCGTTGTTGGCCGCCGTCGCCGATTTTGTTGTTCCTCGCACGATCTGACCGACAGCCTGGACGCTGACCCCCATGGCTGCAGCGACACCCGCGCGGCTCTTGCCGGGGCGGAGCAATGCCTGCCGGAAGCGCTCTGAATATGACATGCACGAAAGTGTGCTTTCGTGTGGCGTAAGTATGGTTGCATCTTGAGGTGAAAGCGTGCTTTAATGCGTCGCATGAAAAAGCCTGACGCGATCAAATTGCTGGGCGGCACGATCAGGTCTGCGGCGCAGGCCGTGGGCATCACGCCGCAGGGTGTCTCCCAGTGGCCCGATGAATTGCCTCAGTCGATCGTCGATCGAGTTCAGGCTGCGCTGGCCCGGGCCCATGCCCCTGAAGTGCTGACGATGCCGATCGCGGCCATGCAGCCCACCGACGGCGCGCCCGCCGCGCCCGAGACCGAGGCGAGGGCGGCCTGAATGGGATCCACCAAGGGGGATCAAGCGCGGTTCGAACGCGCGCGTGAAGGCATGGGGCCGGAAGGGTGCGAGAGCCCGACCGGCGGAAGCGCAAACGGCGCCCCGGCTCTCGCCACGCTCCCCCAACACGAGCGCCCGGGCGTCGGCCCCATGGGCAGCCGGGTATCCCGCCGACGCGGGGCCCACCAGCGGCGTCACAGCCGCACTCCCTGGCGCCACAGCTCCACCAGGCGCGCCACCAGCGCCAGCACCTTGCGCTGGGACCAGGCTTGGAGTTCGGTGTTCGTCATGGCGGCCAGTCTCGTTTTTTTGCCCGTCGCCGTGATCTCAACTGATCTCAACGCGGCTTGACACCAGTTGCCATGAATCAACTGACCCTCAGTTTCGAGCCCGCGCTGCCAGAGCGATTCAGCACGCTGCGCGCCTTCATCGCGCACCGCTCGACCATGCAAGCCAAGCCGGCCAAGGTCATCGCGGCCGACATGGACCTGAGCCCCAGCGCGCTCAGCCGCAAGCTGAACCCCGGTGAGGCCGACACCAGCCGCTTCACGGTCGACGACCTGGAAGGCTACCTCGCCAGCACCAGCGACGCGCCGGCGGTGATCGAGTACCTCGCCGCCAAGTTCATGGCCGGCGGTGATGAGGCGCGCAAGGCGCGCGCCGTCGCCCGGGTTGAAGCCCTCGCCACCGAACTGGAGCGCGCGATCGCGTCGCTCAAGGCCTGACCGGAGATTTCCGATGAGCTACACCCCACAGCGCGGAAGCGTGCCAGACCGGGTCATCGACTGGCTGCGTCGGCAGCCCGCCGGCAGCGTCCATAGCGACACGCTCATGGCCGACCGCTTTGGCATACCGCGATCCAGCCTGTTTGCCTACCTGAAGGCCGCGATCGGACATGGCCTGCTGGTCATGCTGGTGGAAGACGGCCGCACCTCGTACGGCCTCGCACCGGGCGAGCGAACGCTGCACAGCGCGCCTTGGGGTCAGGCCCCAGTGACGCGCGTTGAGGCTGCGCCGCCAGCGGCTGACGACGGGTTGCTGCAGGCACCGGCAGCTGCTCCCGAGGCGCAACCTGACCCGGAACCTGTCATCGAGGCAGCGCCCGAGCCAGAGCCAGAGCCCGCGCCGGAGATCCCCGTCTTCAACGCGGACGCGCCACCACTGGCCGAGCCGGCACAGCGCTCGCGCGACCGCGGCATCACCATCGCCGACCTGGATCGCCTGCGCCAAGACCGCGCACCGATCATCAGCCAGGCGTGCCCATCGCGGCCGCTGCGCTGCGCCCTCTGGAACGACGGGACGCTCGTGATCGAGCACGCCGGCCAGCGCCTGGAGATGCCACGCGAGGACAGCCAGTCGCTGTTCGACTACCTCGATCGGGTGATGGGGATCGAGAGGGAGGGGCCGCCGCTTTGAGCCATCCCGAACCATCAGCAGCCGCGCCGCTGGTGCCGGCCGAGGTCGACCGGCGCTGGTGCATGATTCCAGGCCCAATCCACATCTCAGGAGGCATGGATGCCAAGCAGCGACTGGAACTGGCACGACGAAAGTTCGAAAGAGTCAACGGTCGTTCCGTCAGTGGACGCCATCGCGGTCTACACGAACCCGCACGGAGACATCGTCCTGCGACAGCAGGCGCGTTTTGGCGACGACGATCCGGTGATCGTCATCCCGCGGTCGCTGGTTCGGCAGGTCACGAAGGCTCTGACCGAAGAAGCCAAGAAGTCGTTCGAGCCCGACGAAGGGTAAGCCTTCAGCACGGATGGGGGGCGACGCTGTGAAGCGGCCCTCCTTCCAGTTCTATCCCGGCGACTGGCAGGCCAACAGCAACCTGCGCCGGTGCTCGCACGCCGAGAAGGGCGCGTGGGTCGACGTGATGTGCCTGCTGCACGACCAGCCGGAATACGGGGTCCTGCGCTGGGCCCTGAAAGAGATCGCCCAGGCCGTCGGCTGCACACCCGCGCTGCTGCGCGGCATCGTGTCCAAGGACGTGTTCAAGGGCAGCGACACCGACCTGGTTGAGCCCTTCGTCTACGTGCCACGCAGCGGGCGGCGTGACGGCGAGCCGGTGATCCTCCTGCCATCCCAGCCCGGCCCGATTTGGTTCTCCAGCCGCATGGTGCGGGACGAGTACATCCGCACCGTGCGGGGCGAATCCACGCGCTTCGGTGAAGGCGGCGAGCCACCGAAGCGCACACCAAAGCCGACACCGAAGGCCTCACCAAAGCCCCCCTTTGGTGACGGCTCTTCTTCTTCATCTCCATCTTCATCTTCTTCTGGAAACGTAGAGGTACTACCACCCCCTGAGGTGGCGGGGTCGGAAATCCCGGACACAAGCGGCCACGCGCCCACCCCGGCCGGTGCCATCTGCCGCGCTCTCAAGCAGGCCGGCATCGCCGACGTGAACCCGGGGCATCCACGCCTGGCAGCGCTCCTCGCAGCCGGTGCCGTCGAAGCCGAGTTCATCGGGTTCGTCCCTGCCGCCCAGACCAAGGCCGCCGGGTTCCTGTGGATCCTCGGCGCCGTCGAGGGCGAGCGCAAGCGCGCGGCCCAAGATGCCGGCCAACTGCACCGCGGCGCCATGCCGCAAGCCTCGGCGCCCCGCGAGGCCACCAATGGTGCGCCCGACCCGGTGCAGACGCAGAAGCTGCTGCAGGCGCAGCGCGACGTTCGTTCCACACCTCAGGCCGTTCAGGCCGGCGTGGCCGCACTCAAGGCCATCCGAGGTACCGCATGAGCAAGGTCGTCGACATCCGCCGCCGTACCGCCGAGAAGATGGCCAAGCCAGCCCCGGGGTCGAAGCCGCTGCTCGGTTGCCGCATGCCGGCAGACGTTCGCGCCCGCCTCGCATTGATCCGCCAGGAGTGCGAGTTGCGTCTCGCTGAGCGCAAGGCGCTGGAGGGCGAGCCCATCACCCAGGAGCCTGAAACATGACCCGCAAAGAAGCCCACCGCCTGCTGGACGCAGCGCAGGCCGGCGCCAAGGTCAGCACCTTGGCAATCATCACCGCGCTGCGCGCGACGGGCGACCTCTCGCCGTTGCGTCTGTGCTCAAGGGCGCCAGAGCCGGTTCGTGCCCCGCCCAACCGCAGGAGCGCGGCAGCATGATCGCCATCGGAATCGACATCGGCCTGACCGGCGCCATTGCGGCGGTCGACAGCCTGGGCTCGTGCTCGGTGACTGACATGCCCACGCTGCCCGACGGCAAGGGCAACCGGATCGACGGGCGAGCCCTGCTGCACCTGCTGCGCCAGTTCGTGCCAGCAGGCGAGGCCGGGCTGCTGCTGTTCGAGGACGTGCGGCCACGCCCATCTGGCAACGGCGGCAAGCACGGCAACTCGATGCACAGCCAGGGCTCGCTCATGCGCAGCCGCGGCGCCATCGAGGCCGTCGTCGACATCCTGCGCATCGAGCGCCGTGTGATCCAGCCGCAGACCTGGAAGCGCCACTACGGCCTCATCGGCAAGGACAAGGGCGAGTCGCTCGCCGTCGCGCGCGCCCTGTACCCGCTGGCCGACCTGCGTCTTGCCAAGCACCACAACCGGGCCGAGGCGATCCTTATCGCGCACTTCGGGCTGGATGAGCCGGTCGTGGTGCTGCCCAGGCCCGGCACGACGCGGCGGCCGCAACTGGAGCTCGTCGCATGAGCACCGAACCCTGCGCCGACTGCACCCAGGCCACGCTCACGACCTGGCACGGCTTCACGATGGGCTGCAAGGGCTGCGCCGCGCGCGCCGTCAGCCGCGGCCCCAACTTCGCCCGCGCCCGCGCCGAGGGCAAGCAAGACCGCCGCTACCGCGACGAGCTGCAGCTGGTGGACGTCACCCATGGCCAGGTGCTGGAGGCAGCCAAGGCCGACGTGCTGCATGCCGGGAGCGACGCGTGATGCTGATCCTTCGCCGCGTCGGCCGCGGGAACTGGAGCCCCGTGCGCCTGGCCTACGACCCGCAACGCCAGGCCGAGATGCCCACGCCGGTGCAGGCCCGGGTGGGCCAGCGCGTCGAGCTGTTCGGGGTGGTCTATCGGGTGTCGGAGGTGCGCGCCTGATGGCCCGCCCCAGCAAGTTCAAGCCCGAGTTCGTGGAGCAGGCCCGCCACCTTTGCCGCCTGGGCGCCACCGACGCCGAGCTGGCCGACTTCTTCAAGGTGACCGTGTCCACCGTCGCGCTGTGGAAGGTGCAGCACAAGGCGTTTTCGGATGCCCTAAGGCCCAGCAAGGCCACCGCCGACAAGCGAGTCGAGATGTCGCTGTACCGGCGCGCCGTCGGCTACGAGTGCGACGAAACCGACATCCGCGTGGTCGATGGCAAGGTCGTGCAGACCCCGATCCGCCGGCGCTACCCCCCCGACACCACCGCCTGCATCTTCTGGCTGAAGAACCGCAACCGCAAGGACTGGCGCGACCGCATCGACGCGGCCGTCGGCGGGCCGGAGGAGGGTGAGCCCATCCCCGTGCAGCAGCAGGCCGACCCGCGCGTGCTGGCCATCGTGAAGGGGCTGATCGACAAGGTATGACCACCGACGCTGTCACCGTCGAGGTTGCACGAACGCTCACAGCTGAGGCCGCGAAGCTGGCCCAGGACGACTTCTACTTCTTCGTGCGCTGGATGTTCCTGCGCATGCGCGGCAGCCACTGGCGGCGCGCTCCGCACCACCCGATGATCTGCGCCGCCCTCATGCGGGTGTTCCGCGGCGAGTGCACGCGCCTGATCGTGAACCTGCCGCCGCGGTACTCGAAGACTGAGCTGGTGGTGGTCATGTTCATCGCCTGGTGCATCGGCAAGGCACCCGACAGCGAGTTCATCCACGCCAGCTACGCCGGCACCCTGGCCAGTGCCAACAGCGGCAAGGTGCTGCAGGTCATCCAGCACGAGGCCTACGCCGAGGTCTTCCCCGAGGTCGAGCTGGCCAACGACGCGAAGTCGCACTGGCGCACTACCGATGGCGGGCAGATGTTCACCACCGGCACCGGGGGCTCGATGACTGGCTTCGGCGCCGGCAAGGATCGGCCCGGCTTCGGCGGCGCGATCATCCTGGACGACCCGCACAAGGCCGACGAGGCGAAGTCGAAGCCCATCCGAGAGGGCGTGATCGACTGGTACCAGAACACGGTCGAGAGCCGCGGCAACGCTGCCGGCCGGGCCACGCCGCAGATCGTCGTGATGCAGCGCCTGCATCAGCAGGACCTGGCCGGCTGGCTGCTCGAAGGCGGCAATGGCGAGACGTGGGAACACCTGTGCTTGCCCGCGCTGCGGCCGGACGGCACGGCCCTGTGGCCCGAGAAGCACACCGCCGAGCAGCTGCGCAGCATGCAGACGGCCGCGCCGTACCACTTCAGCGGCCAGTACCAGCAGCGGCCATCGCCGGCCGAGGGTGGCTTCTTCAAGCCCGACCGCTTGGTGCCGGTCAAGGCCATCCCTGCCGGCGTGGCCATCCGCTGGTGCCGCGGCTGGGACCTGGGTGCCACCACCACCGGTGACTGGACCGCCGGGCCCAAGCTGGGCGCACTGGCCGACGGCCGGTTCATCATCGCCGACGTTCGGCGCGTGCGTGAGGCGCCGGACGAGCGAGACGCCGTGCTGCGCAACACAGCCGCCGCCGATGGCAAGCAGGTGCGCATCAGCCTGCCGCAAGACCCCGGCCAAGCGGGCAAGACGCAGATCCTGCACCTGACGCGCATGCTTGCCGGCTACCCGGTGCACACGTCGCCTGAGAGTGGCGACAAGGAAACCCGGGCCGAGCCGATCGCCAGCCAGATCAACGTCGGCAACGTGCTGATGGTGATCGGGCCCTGGAACAAGGAATTCACCGACGAGCTGCGCGCGTTCCCGAACGGCGCCTTCGACGACCAGGTCGACGGACTGTCGCGCGCCGCCGAGGCGCTGATGGTCCCAGGCTTCAAGCTCGAGGGCACGAGCCCCGCTGGCCTATGAAGCGCCGCGGCCCAACCCCCGACGAGATCAGCGACCTGGAATGGCTGCTGCGCGAGATCGACCTGATCCCCGGTTGTGCTCGCACGAAGGCCGAGGTGCGGCGCGTTCTGCGCACGCTGGCGGGCCGCCGGGTGTTCTTCTCGCGCGCCGTGATCAGCCGGCCGCACGAGGTGGCCCAGGCGCTCGCCTTCCTGGCCACCGGTCGCACGGTTGCGGAAACCCGCGATGCGCTGATGGAGCACTCGCGGGTGTCGCGCCGCAAGGCCTACGAGCTCATCAAGGAAGCGCTCGACGAGCGCGGAAAGGCCCAGGCGGATGGAAACCGATCGCCTGATTGACAGCGTGGCCCAGGCGATCGACGAAGAGGCGCAGCGCGGTTTCGAGCGGTTGCTGGCCCTCATCGAGGCCGGACAAAGCCCGCGCGAGGCGATTGAGCAGGTGATGACCGCGTTCCAGGGGCGATTCGTCGAGGAGGTGCGCGGAGCCTTCACCGACTTGCTGCAGCGCGTGGTGGGCCGCGAGGAGCTGCTCGGCCTGCCGATCGGCGAGATGCCGCTGTCGCGCGCGCTCTACCTGCAGGCCAACCAGGTGACGGCCGAGGTGACGGCATTGGTCAGCCAGCACGCGGCCGGGCTGCAGCAGGCGCGCCAGCTGGCCTTGCGCCTGTACGACGGCTACGACCCGAAGGACGGGGTGCGCCGGCCCCTGGAGGGCAGCGCGCGGGGCGATCTGCCGGCCGCTCTGCGTGCGCTCACCCAAGACGTCCCGGCCCGGCGCCGGCTGACGCGGCTGCTCGAGGAGGGCCAGCGCCAAGCCGCCAAGCTGCGCACGCCAGCCCTGCGCGCGGCCTACCTGGAGGCGTTCAAGGGGTGGGAGGCCAAAGAGGGCAGGGAGGCGCTCAATCGCCGCCTTGACATTGCGGTGCGGGAGAAGAACCGCTTCTTCGCGAACCGCATCGCTGTCACCGAGCTGGCCCGGGCGAATGCGGCTCAGCAGGCGCGTGAGTTCATGGCTGACCCGACCATCCAGGTTGTCGAGGTGCGCATCAACCCCATGCACCCGCGCGCCGACATCTGCGACCTGCACGCCCGGGCTGACCTCTGGGGACTCGGGCCCGGCCGCTACCCGAAGGCGAAGGCGCCGCAGCCCACCTATCACCCGTTCTGCCGCTGCAAGCTGCGCTCACGGCCGGATCTTGACGCCGCCACGGCCAGGGAGTTGCCTGGTGCTGCTGCCGAATACCTGCGCAGCCTTGGTGCAGGCGGCGCTGCGCGCGTGATGGGGTCGGCTGAGCGGGCGAACCAAGTGTTCGCCGGCCGGCCGGTCGATGCCGTGATCAACGACGGCAAGGATCCGGCCTATCACCTGGTGAGGCTGGGCAGTCAGCGGGCGGGCGATTACCCGCTGCTGCAGCCGGGCCGCGAGGCGAGGCCCGCCAGTCCGGTCACGCTCGACGACTTCATCGTGGCCGGGCGCAAGGTGACCAGCGAGCTGCCCGATGGGGCCAAGGATCCCCGGGGGTGCTTCGAGGCGATCCTGGCCAAGCTGGAGGGGATCAACGGGGTGCCGTGCAAGGTCAACGGCCGCGGCGCCGGTGCCGACGCCGTGCAGCGCGCCTCGAAGCTGTACCCGGCTTCGTGGAACGCGGCCGCCGACGCCCTGGGCCGCTTGCATGTGCGCGCTGACCGCGAAGGCCGCGGCTGGGCATTCACAGCCGATCAGGCTTACCGGCGCGTGCGCATTGGCTCACCGTTCGGGGTCGTTGACGACGTCCGGCCCGGCGACGGCTTCATCAGCGTGCGGCCCGCCGATCTCGGCAACGCGATCCACGAGTACGCCCACCGGCTGCAGGCGGCGCTGCCAGGGCTTGACCAGGTCTTCCAGGATCTGCACCGGCGGCGCACCGCTGGGGACAAGCTCAAGCGGCTTGCCGACCTGTCCCCGGGCTACCGCTACGATCTATCCGAGGTGACGCGTGAGGACAGCTACTACACGCCCTACCAGGGCAAGGAATACGGCAGCCGCGGTGCCTTGGAGGTTATGACCATGGCCTTCGAGACGGTGCTCGGTCAGGCTGGCGGCCGGGACGCCAGCTGGGGCAGGGCCGAGCAGAGTTTCGTCAACATGTGGACGATCGACAGGGAGATGGTCGACCTTGTTGTCGGCCTGTTGCTGCACTGGAAGCCATGAAGCTGAACTTCAACTGCGACCCGCTGAGCGGCAGCCTCCTGGCCGAGCCGCTGGTGTTCACCTGGGACAGCGACACCGGCGAGGTGTCGGGCCCGGATGCCGAGCTCGTGCGCAAGATGGCCGGCTGGGAGACGGTGGCGGCTCACCCGCTGCCGTGGTCCTGGAAGCTGGGCCCGGATCCGCTGCGCAGCTGGGAGGACATGGCGGCCATCGTCGGCAGCGAGTGGGCTCTGCCGCCGGAGCTGCTCAAGCACTATCCCCCGGCGCCCGAGCGCGGGGATCCGCCGACCGACGACGACGGCAATCCGCTGCCGGGCCTGTGCTACTGAGGGCTCAGCCCTCGATGTCGAAACGCAGCGCCATCAGCTTGTATGCGGCCGTGCGGTCTTCGTCCATGACGGTGTCGAGGTACACGGCAGCGAATTCTGGCGCGGTGCCGGCGGCGGCAATGATCTCCTCCTCGCGCTCGAACAGCTGGGCATAGAGACCTTCGAGGCCCGATTCCTCGGGCAGCAGCCCTTCCTCGAACGCCTGGATCGGGTTACCGAAGTAGACCAGCACCTCGGCGCGCCGTCGGCCCAGCACGCGCGCCGGCATGAGTCGCGTGGGCACGATGCGGATGATCGGGTAGTCCTCGGGCGTCATGTTCGACTCCAGGCCGATGCGGCAGGTCTGCACGCCGGAGATGGTGGCCAGGCGCGCGCGCAGAGCGGCCATCAGGGTGGCGATCGCGGCGGCCATGCTCAGCCTCGTTCCAGCGGCACGGTGAACATGCTGCCACCGCCGGTGAGCTTGCCTGCCGCGGCGTCGAGCAGCGCCTGGGCTGCCCGGGCCTGGCCGAGGGTCAGGTCGAACTCTTTGCGGTAGGCGGCCAGCTTCGCGGCGAAAGTGTCATCGCTGGTGGTCATGCACTCCAGGCACGTGACCATGTAGGCCCTCACGACGGTCAGGCGCTGCACCCAGTTGGCAGGCAGAGGGCCGAACTCGGCCATCTCAACGGTCGCGCGCAGTTCGCGCGCCTCGGTGACGTGGGCCTTCAGGTAGGCGTCGGAGTAGGTGAGGGTGGTCATGCTGGTTCCCAGTTGATGCCGTAGAGCCCGACCTGTCCGCTGCGCGAGGGGTCGGGCAGCACGATCTGCACGGTGTGAGACCCGGCGGCCACGTCGTCCACGTCGACCGTCAGCGCGGTGTAGGCGCTGAGGTTCGCGCCAGGCGGCAGGCTGTTGACGGCCACGACCGGCGCATTCGCCGACCCGACCGAGACGCCATCGACGAGCACGCCGATCGAGCACGCGCCGGACGTCACGCCGACGTAGACCGTGAGCGTGTAGGTTCCGGCGGTGGGCGCGGCCACGTGCACGGCCGGGTTCGGGATCCGCGTGCTCGGGTTGATGATGTACTGGCTGTTGTTCGGCCAGGCCAGGAACCCATCGGGCAGCACGTCGACCAGGCGGATCAGGCCGCTGTTGACGCCGTCGACCGCCTGGGGGATGGCGCTGGCGGCAGCCGTCTGCAGCATGGCCTGGAACTTCGGCTGGCTCGCCCCGTCCGCCACGTCACCCAGCGCGAGCGGCCAGGTGTTGTTGCCGGTGCCGCCGAAGGTGCGCCCGGCGCCGGCGTAGTAGTAGCAGAAGACGCCGCCGCCGCGGTTGCGCCAGTCCTGCAGCACGCCCTTGATCATGTCTCGCATGCGCGCGTCCATGTGCGCAGCGGCAATGAACGGCGCCGTGTCAGAGGTCTTGACGTGGGTGTGAGGAATGCCCTCGTATGCGATCGGCACCAAGTTCCACGAGCGCAGCGCGTTGCTGTGCTCGAGCACGTTCTGCGCGACCAGGGGACGGTAGAGCGCGAACAGATCGAAAACGTCGTCCACGCTGGCGATGTCGAGCGCCTCGTTCGGGTCCGTGCCGGGGTCGTCGGCCTCCACATAGGCAGCGGGGCAGTAGGAGTGCAGCCACGACAGGTCGCCGTAGTAGGCATAGGCCCAGGCCAGCACGTCGTAGATGCTCAGCTTCTGGGCGAGCCAGCCGCCGATGACGACGCGCACGCGGTCCGTGGCGCCTGCGGCCTCGATCGCCTGCCAGATGCGGCGGGCCCGGGTGACCTCGTAGCGCATCTTCACCTTCACGACGGTGATGCCGTCCTCCCACCAGCCGTCGCCAATGGGCGCCACCAGGTGGTGTGAGGGGTCGAGGAACACGTAGCTGTTGCCGTTGATCGTGCCGGTGGCCGAGCCGCTCTCCGACCAGCTCAGCGTCGAGCCGCTGGCGGCGGTGAGCGCCACAGTGCCGCCGGAGATGCCGCCGATGCCGGAGACCTTGACCTGCTGCCCCGCGCTCTTGCCGTGCGCGTCCGCGAGCACCAGTGTGGCCGTGCCGCCCGACTTGCTGCAGCTGACGATGGCCGAGCCTCCCACGCGCGCGCCGGCGGCTGCGTGGGCCGCAGCTTCGCCCGTGTTGTAGCCCGGGAAGCTGGGGTTCCACGGCTCGTTGCAAAACTCGATCGTCCAGATCTTGCCCGCCTGCAGCGCAGCAAGACCGGCCGCCACGTAGGCGTCGAAGTAGGCGTCGCTGGCGCTCACCGGGATGTTCGTCCAGGGATGCGCGTTGCAGGCCTGCGCGAACGCCATGCAACCGGCCAGGCTGTGCCGGTAGCCGATCGGGCCGGTGTTCGCAGCAATCGAGCCAGACCAGTTCACATCAGGGTTCCCGCCGCCCACCTCTGGCCCATTGGTGTCCAGCCAGTCCATGAAGCGGATGGTGGAGAACGGCTCGTAGTGCTCCAGCACCTCGGTTCTGTAGACCTGGGCTGTGCCGGGAGCGTGGCCAGGGCAGTTCACCTCAAGGTCGCCGAAGTCGGCCGGCACGTCGTTGAACTCCAGCGCCAGCAACGTGTCACCACTGCCGAGCGTGACCGTCCAGGTCGTTTTGTTCGTGCCAGCGGTGTAGGTGCGCGCGCTCAGCGTGCCGTGGTTGCTGCCCAGCGACTGCACCTTGCTGCCGGTGAGGTTGCCGGTGGCGCTGCACTGGTAGACGCCATGGTCATCCGTCGTGACGTCGGACAGGAACACCATGCCGAAGTCGGAGCCGGCCACGGGGTACTTGTTGCCCGGCTTCAACTCGACGTTGCTGTAGCCGTAACCGCCGCCATCGGTCAACGGGCAGAAAGCCCGCGCCTGGTGCAGCAGGTTCACGTACACCTTGGTTTTGTCGTAGTCGCGCAGCGGCGCCGCGTTCGCGCCCAGCAGCCGCTGACCGGCCCAGGTGTTGTCGGGCGGAGGCGGGGGCGGCGGCGGCGGTGGAGGAGGAGGCGGCGGAGGTGGGGGCGGCGGGGGAGGATTCCCGCCCATGAGCCAGCGTACCCAGCGCGCGCGACGCGTTCGCCAGACCTTCATGTCAGCCCCGGATGAGCGAGAGTCGGAATCGGCGCATCGTGGCCGTGGCCGCGCTCGCCGCCGTGGTGAAGCTGGCCGAGCCGGTGAGGCTCAAGGCATTGGCCCACGTGCGGGTGAGCGGGGTCTTGCCCTGGTTGGCTGAGCCCGGCATGTCGTAGTCAGCGGACCCAGCGCGAATGAACGACCAGCCGCTGGTGGGGCCGTCGGCCAGGAAGCCGCCGCGCACGCCCGCAGCACGGTTCGCGGCCGTCGGTAGGTTGAGCATGTCTTCGCCGCCTACGGCCAGAGAGAAAGTGCGCGCAGTGGTGGCGATGCTGGTCTCGGCGAAGATCTCAGCGATCATGCCCAGACCCGTACGCCAGAAGTTGGCGGGGTGCGCGACCGTCGGGAACGCCACTGTCTGCAGGCCGGCGCTGTTCGTGTCGGAGACCGGCGCGCCGACGTAGTAGAGCTGTTCGCCGCCCATCGGCCACCACGCGGCGGTCGCGGCCTCCCACTCCATCCAGAAGCTCAGACCGCCCGGAAACTTCACGCGCTGCAATTGGCCGTCGTAGCTGCCGACCTTCGCCAGCAGACCCGCCCAGTCCAGCGTGTCTGGGGGCAGGGCGTCGAACTCGATCGAGCCATCGTCGGCGCGCACATTGACAGTGGTCGCGGTGGTGTACGGGCCAAACCGCTGGGTCTGGCCCGTGCCGATGACGGCCTGGGCGACGATCGCGCCACCGGCAGTGACCTGCACGAGCGCCTGGCCGCGCGCAGGCGCGGAGATCGTGGCCACGAGGCCGGCAGCCAGCGGCTGGGCGGATAGGGTGGGGGCGTTGATAGTGGCCATGGGTTCGCCTTCAGGTGGAGAGGGAGCGCAGGGTCTGCGCGACGTGTTGCTCAAAGTGGCGCGGCGCCTCGCGCGCGGCACGTGTCAGCCATGGGTCGCCCCGATAGCCGGGGTGATTCACCCCTCGCGCGAACCGGAACCCGTTCGGGCCGGCCCAGCGCATGGCCTTCTTGTTCTTCGGCGCGATGCGGTGCGGCTTGGTACCCCAGTGCACGAACAGGGCATGCGGCGCCTGCTGCCGGTTGTGGCCAAGCTCCCAGGCCAGCGGCCGGATGCGGGTCTTGTAGATCGACTGGAAGAGGGCGCCGGTCTTGGTGTGCTTGCCGACGGCCAGCTCGATCTCGTCCTCGGCGCTCACCGCGGTCGCCGCGATCGCGCGCTGGGCCAGCTGGTCGTTGATGCGCGCGAACATGGCGCGCACCCGGTCGTCGCCGCGCACGTCGATGTTCAGGTTCATGCCGCCATCCCTCCCGCGGCGCCAAGCCGTGCGCCGGCCGTGCCGCCCAACTGGCCCGCCTGCACCTGCTGGTCGATGGCGTCGGCCATCTCCTTTTTCTCGTCTTCGTCGGCGTTGTCGAACTCGGCCGCGACGATGGCGCGTTTCTTGGCCGCCAGCACCGCCTCGGGCATGCCGCCCAGCTGCATCCCGGTCAGGATGTCGAGCTCGGCCTGGGTGTCGGTCAGGTTGAAGTCGGTGGGGTAGACGGCCTTTGTGCCATTGCTCGTGCCCAGCGCCTTGTGGAACAGCGCCCACACGCGCGTCTCCAGGCCCTGCAGGCCCTGCGCGTAGGTGGCCAGGTCCGCATTGAGCTGCTCGAAGCGCAGCTTGCGGGCGACGCCGCTCTCTTGCTGCGCGCTCTCCTGGCTGCTGAAGTCCTGGCCAATGCGCCGGATGGAGCCCTCAAGCTCGGCGATAGTGTTCGCGTAGATGGTGGCCGGGCCGTCCGGCGGCGCGATGAAGCCGGGCATCTCGCCGGTGTGCACGAGCATCGAATTCGTGCCGATGGTGGCCGTGGCCTTCGCGGCGTCCCAGTTCTCGGCATGCTCCTGGGGAATCTGCAGGCACAGCAGGCTGAAGGTCTGGCCGCGCAGGATCTCGTCGCGCTCGCTGCGCGCATTGAACAGGCGCTTGGACAGGTCGGCCACTTGGGCGTACTTGCCGATGACCGGGAAAGGCTTCCCGGACTCGGTGAGCACCAGCATCGGGCACTGGCCGAACGGATGCTGGCCTCGGCGCAGCTCCTGGTCCTTGTGCATCACCCACCAGTCGGTGGCGTCCCAGTGGTGCACCACCTCCTGGGGCTTGCCGTCCACCTCTTCGCAGTCTGTGATGCCCACGTGTGTGAACAGCCCGTGGGCGTCCGTCTCCCACTCGGCCACGCGCTCGGGCTCGATCGCGGTGAGGAAGGGCACCTTGCGGCGCGCCACCTGGTCGGCCAGCGACACCGGCGGCGCCTGATCCTCGGGCGGCATGTCCAGCAGCAGCAGCATCGAGCCGCGCGCCTTGCAATCCAGCGACAGCGCGCCGAGGAAAGCGTCGAGCTTGGTCCCGCGCAGGTCGCAGTCGTTCAGCAGCAGCTCGACCAGCGGCGCCTCGATGCCCTCGCGCTGGGGCTTCTTGCGGCCGAGGTAGCCGACGAAGCGCTCGCACGCCTCACGGAGGTGGTTCTCGTAGACGGCGCACGCCGCGCGCGCTGCGTATTTCACCCCCGACTCGCGCACGTAGGGCACCAAGAAGCACGGGCCGGAGACGGTCGGCGTCGACTTGCCGTCGTCGCCCGCTTGCCACTTGATGTTCGGCGCGAAGCCGCCTTCGCCATTGAAGGCCTGCGCGAGGAATTCGAAGCGCGCCTTGGTCCGGTTCCAGTCCATGGGCGCGCATGGTCAAGGGCAACTGTGCTGCGCTGTGGCAATCCGTCGCACGGCTGCCTCGCACATTGCCCGCCCATGGGAGAGGCGTGATGCCGCCCCTGCAACCCCGGGAGCTGCGACGGCACCCGGACCACGGTAGGACTGAAGCGAACCATGGATCTCGAGAAGCTCAAGGGCAAGACGATCGACGACGCACTGCTCGGCGAACTGAAGGCCCACGTTGAAGGACTGGAAGCCCGCGCCGAGACGGCCGAGGGCAAGGCGACCAAGGCGCAGAAGGAATCCATTGACGGCCGCAAGCAGCTCAAGGCCGAGCGCGACACCGCGTTCGAGAAGCTGGGCGTGACCACGATGGAGGAGCTCGAAGCGCTGCCCGACGCCAAAGGCCAGGCCGACGCGGTCAAGCAGATCGAGGCCAAGCTGAAGAAGGCCGAGGCGGCCCTCACCGAAGAGAAGACGGCTCACGAGACCCTCAAGGGCGAGCTGGCCACCGAGCGTCGCTCGACGGCCATCGCCAAGGCGGCCGCGAAGCACAACTTCATCGACGCGGAGGACGCCGCGACCCTCATCGGCTCGCGGGTGAAGGCCAACGACGACGGCGAACTGATGTTCACCGGCGCCGACGGCAAGTTGGTGAAGCTGGACGACGGCGTGGCCTGGTTGGCAAAGAGCAAGCCACACCTGGTCAAGCCCGCCGGCGGCAATGGCGGCTCGGGCGTGAAGCCCGCCGGCCAAGGCAGCGGTGCGCCGGCCATCAAGCCCGAGCGCAAGGACTACCCGAACGACATCGAGTTCACCAAGGCCGAGACCAAGTGGTTCCGCCAGGGTGACGGCTCGGCGACCCACTGACTGGCATCAACCCCTGACCCCTCTCTAGGAACACCACCACCATGGCTACCGGCAAGGCATCCGACTTCAAGATCTACAACGACCAGTTCTACTCCGGGCTGGTCGAAGAGGCTGTCCAGCAAACCAATGCGCTGGGCAGCGTCGGCATTCGCGTGTCCTCGCGGTCGATCCGCGGCGACTACGACGTTCGCAGCTTCATCAAGAAGATCAGCGGCGCCGTGACGCGCCGCGACACCACGAGCACCGCGGCTGTCACCGGCATCGCTGTGCCGATGGACGAGAACGTGAGCGTCAAGCTCAACCGCAAGATCGGCCCCATCGAGCAGACGCTGGACGCCTGGCGCAAGGCGGCGCTGCCCTTCGCTGACGCCAGCCAAGGCGACAACGGCGCCGAGGCCTTCTCGCGCTACCTCGGCAAGATGTTCGCCAAGGACGTGGCGATCGAGATGCTCGACACCGCGCTGCTGGCTGCCCGGGTGGCGATCGCGCAAGCATCGACCAACGTGCACACCATCGCGGCCAACGGCACGATGAACACGCCAGCGCTCATTACGACGCTGTCGAAGATGGGCGATGCATCCAGCCGAATCAAGGCCTGGGTGATGCACTCCAAGGTCTTCTTCGACCTGTTCCAGTACCAGGCCAGCGCGTCCTCGTCGGGTGGCGAACTCGCGGCCGGCATCGTCGCGGCGGCCACGCCGCTCACGCTGAACCGCCCGGTCTACGTCACCGACAGCCCCTCGCTCGTGGTCACGGGGTCGCCGGACCTGTACCGCACGCTGGCGCTGACCGACGACGCCATCGAGATCGAGAACAGCGAAGACCAGGAGATGGCCTTCACGCTGGTGACCGGCCTCGAGAACCTGGTGCACCGGATGCAGGGCGAGTTCGCCTACAACCTTTCGCTCAAGGGCTACAAGTGGGACATGGCCAACGGTGGCGTGAACCCAAGCAATGCCGCAGTCGGCACCGCCACCAACTGGGATCAGACCGCCACCAGCTACAAGGATCTGCTGGGCGCCGTCTGCATCTCGGGCTGATCGGGAGCTGACGCGCAATGAGCAAGCTCCTGATCCTCTTCGCCGTTACCTCGTCCCTGGTCCAGGCCGAGGAACTCGCTGCGACGATGCGCACGGCCGGCCACCGGGTGCTGGTGCGTGACGCCGACACCTGGCTGGTGTTCAAGGACGCCCCCGAGCGGGCGGACATGGTCATGGTCCCGCCAGGCGGGGCCTACGACCCGCTGCACGAAGCCTACGCGCTGTCGGCGGTCGACTGCACGGTGATTCGCGACGAGCCGGGCGAGGCGCTGCTGGCCTCGGCTCGTGAGGCTGTGGCCGAGCTGGCCGCCGATCGCGACGAGCAGTCCCAGGCTGGGCTGGTCGGCGACCAAGTGGACGGCGATGGCTCCGGCGAGTCGCTGCCGCCGGCCCCGCCCGCTGAGGCGCCCATGGTCGAAGCCCTGGCCGCCGCGCCGGAGCAGGCAGCCGAGCAGGCAGCCGAGGATTCCGCTGAAGCCGGTGAAGCGCCAGCCGCCCCTGCGGAGCAGTCCCAGGCTGGGCCCGCCTACTCCGCAGCCAAGACCACCCGCCGAGGTGCCAAGTGAGCGAAGAGGCGCCCGCCGAGGCGCCCCCCATCGATCCCGTGGTCCCCATGCCGCAGCGGGGCGGTTGCTTCGAGCGCGACCCCGAGACCGGCGAGCTGACCCCCATCACCGAGTGAGCACACGATGACCTTTGCCTCACGCAATGTCGTTGTCCTGGCGAAGGTCGAACCCACGCCGGGCACCTACACCGCGCCGTCTGCCGGCTCTGACGCCGTGATGATCGGCTCGAACGTGACCTACAAGCAGAACGTGGCGCGGTTGGAGCGTGACCGCCTGCGCGAGGTCATGGGCGGGGCTGACAGCCTGTCCGGCTTCACCTTCGACGAAATCACCTTCGACACAGAGCTCGCCAGTTCAGGCACCCCCGGCACGGCGCCGGCCTGGGGCACGCTCATGCGTGCTGCAGGGTTTGCCCAAACTGTGGTGTCTGGCGTCGCGGTGTTTTACACGCCGATCAGCGAGTCGATGGAAGCCCTGTCGATGAGCTACTTCTTCGGGGGCGTGCGGCGCAACATGCGCGGCGCGCGCGTTCGGCGCTTGGCCATCGGCTTGGGTGTCAACGGCATCCCGATGTGCACGTGGACGATCGTCGGTGCGGCCCGCGCGGGTGTCGACAACGCTCTGGTGCCTACCTCCGCCCCGACCCCGACGCTCACGCAGTGGAAGCTGCCGCGCGCCGTGCTGAACGAGTTCGCGGCCAACAACATCGTGCTGGGCGCCGCCTTGAACATGGGCACCGGTGCTATCACCGGCGGCACCGAGCAGAAGTCCAAGGGCATGTCCATCACGGTGGAAAACGAGTGCAATGCGCGCCCGTTCCTTGGCTGGGGCGGCGACAACTGCCCGATCACAGATCGCGACATCAAGGTGAACGTCTCGTTCGATCTCGATGCGGCCACGCGCGCCTCGTTCTACGCCGATCTGGTGGCCAACACCTACACGTCGCTGTCGCAAATGCTCGGCGGCGGCGCTTACCCCGGCGAGACGGTCAAGTTCTTCATGCCGCGCACGCAGTTCATCGATCACGAGACCCAGGACGACGCCGGCCTGCTGCTGTCGGGCTACACGTTCAACGTGCTGCCCAACGCCGGAAACGACGACCTGATCCTCGCGGCGATGTGATCGCTGCCGCGCTCCTGCTCATGTTCAAGCTCACCGCAACCCCCGAGTTCTCGGCCGATGTCCAGATCACCCGCCCCGGCGAAGCCAAGCCCGGCACCCTGCGCCTGCGGTTC